CGCTAAGCCAGCAGCAAAAAGGAGCAGGTTTTTCATTTGGAAACTGACTTAAACTCTGTCGTAATAATTTCGGCGCATTGGGCCTTAATGCTGTCCACCACGGCGCCCTTGGTAGCATCGTAAGCCGGCCGCATGAACGGCTGGGCCGCAATGCCGGGGTGTTCTACCTGGTAGGCGGCCCCGCCATTCCAGACGAGCACCTGGCCAGGCTTGGCGCGAATGGTGTGCGGCGCGGCGCCGTACTCCAGAATATGGGCGTGCCAGCCCTTGAAGGGCCCGCCCCGCCGGGGCCCCACGGTGATGCTGTTGGCCTTGCGGTTGGCAATGATGCCGATGCTCTTGGTCGTGTCGCCCGTCACGTCGGCGTGGCTGCTGTTTTGCTTAGCGGCCTGAATGAGCGGCTGGGCAGCCTTGCGCAAAATCTTATCCACTACCTGGTCGCCGAAGCGGCCGGGTAGCCCGTCGAGTACCTGGCCCAGCTCCTCAATGCCCTGAAAATCGATGCCGGATGCGTTCGCCATTTTTATAATTGCCCACTCGGGGGGCTGGCGTGGGTGTAGCAAGTAAGCAGTAGGCCCCGGCGGCGGCCGATTTCGGCCACGTCGGTAAGCTGAAACGTGCGGCCCTCGTAGACTAACCGCCAGGCGGGCTGCACGTCGGCCCGGTAGCGAATGGTGAAGAGGATGCGCTGGGTGGGCGTGAGCTGGTCGGCCTGGGTGGCCTCGCCGCCAGGCTTGTACTCGACGCCGGCCGCCACCGTGGCCACGTCGGTGAAGGCGGCGGGCGCGGGCTCACCAAAGTCGTTTTGGGGCACCGTGGCGGGCTGTTGCAGCGTGAGCTGACGGTCGAGGCGGCCGATGTTCATAGCGTGGGCTCTCGCAGCAGGTTCATCAAATACTGCGCAGCCATCGGCACCTGCACGGCCACGGCACGCACGTCGGCTACTACTTCCTGGCGGTTTTCATACCAGTGCCCCAGCATGAGCAGGATATACTGGTCGGCCATCGCCTGCTCGTCGGGATTGAGCACGGCCGGGTCCACGTAGCGCGCAAAAGTCAACCCGGGTGGGGTGGTGGTCGGCTCGCTGGCCGTGGCAAGCGCCGGCTCGCCCACGACGGGCCAGCGGCGCTTGCTTTCGGTGCGGAACGTGCCCACCGTCGCGGCCAGGTAGGCCGTCAGCAGCCCGTCCTCGCTGGTATCGGCGGGGTCGAGCTTGAGGTGGGCCTTTACGAGGTCGAGGGTGAGCATGCGGCGGCTAGGCTAAAGAGTGGGTTCGGTGGCAGCTACTGCCTCGGCAAAGCCGTCGGCAATCAGCGCCGTCGCTTTTTCGGTGGGCAGCTCCCCCACCTCGCCCGCGTGGTAGGCATAGTGGGGATGGGAGCGCTTCATCTTGATTTTCGTGGTTTCGACCGTGGTTTCAGCCTTGGCAGTCTCATCCAGTACCTTATCCACCAGGTTTTTGGTGGCTTCCACTACCTTTTTGGTCGTTTCCTTGGTTTTGGCGTCCGATTTCGGCTTTTTGGCGTCCGAATCTTTCGCTTTGGCGTCCGGTTTTGCGGCATCTGCGGGCGGGTCACCCGCTAAATCAGCTGTGCCGGGCTCGCCTTTTGCGGCATCGGGAGTAAGGTCAGCACTGGTATCGGAGCCAGTAGCCGGGGCAGCGCCGCCGGCTTTGGCAGCGATAACGCCCGTTTCTGCGTGTGAATCAGCCATTTTACGAGGGATTAAGGATAAAACCAGACTTCTGGCGCCGCCAAAGCCCCGACCGCCCGAAGGCAGCCGGGGCCGGTGGGCCATGTGACAGCTACTAGGCCGCCTGTGGGATGCTGGCCACGATGCCTTTGGCGATAGCGAAGGCCTTGGGGCGCTGGCAGAGCACGTCGAAGAAGCTTTGAATGATAATGCGCACCTCGCCGTCGGCGGCCAGGGTGTAGGGGTCCACCGTGATGTCGAGGCCGCCCCACTGCCCGATGAGCAGGTCGCGCCAGTTGCCGAAAATGGCGGCCGACAGGTTGGTGCCGGTGCCCTTGGTCAAGTTCTTGGGCACGAGCGAGGTAACGCCCACAGGCGTAGCCAGCACCTGGCCGTTGTCGCTCATCAGGAAGATGCCGTTGCTGGGGTCCACTTTCGTGTTGAGCAGCGTGGCCTTGGTGAGCACGTTGATGAGGTAGCCGGGCGTATCGACCCGAATGTTTTGGTCCTCGACCAGGGCCTGCAAGCCGATGAGCATGGCCCGGGTGGGCGCCCCGCCGTTGGCGCCGGTATCGAAGCTGAGCGTGCCGTTGACGTTGAGCAGGCCGAGCGGCTCGTTGCCCACGCCGCTGCCGTTGATGGCGGCCAGCTCCAGCGCCTGGCTGATGCTGTTTTCCAGGTCCGTGCGCAGCATCGTCTCGATGGCCGGTGAGGTCTGCGCCAGGAATTGCAGCGAGCGCACGGCGTACGTGCCCAGACGGTGCGGGCTCATGTCGGCCGAGCTGAACTTTTGATTCGACTTGTCGAGGGTTTCCACCTCTTTCTTCCACGTCGAGGTAGCCCCCTGGGTGAGGGTCGGCACGCCGATGTTCCCCACCAGGCCCGTCAGGAACTGCGCGCCCAGGGCCCGCAGTGGCGTGTTAGGGCGGGTGATGTCGATAACGGGGCGCAGGGTGCGCTCCACCACGGCCGCGCCGTCCTCAGGCTGGGTAAAGACACCCGCCTGGGCCGTCACGCCGCTGTCGCGGCGCTCGCCGCCGGCAATCAGCATCTGGGGCACGCCTACGCCTTTGAGGGAATGACCCGCATCGCGGGCTTCCTTATCGGCCTGCTGGTGCATTTCCTTCTCAATGCCCTCCAGGGGCTTACCGCCGGGCAGGGCCGAGCGTACGGCCTTCAGCAGCGAGTAGCTGGCCAGGCTACGGGCTTCGGTGGTGTTGTGGGTGTTGGTGTTGAGTGGGTTGCTGCGGCCAGCGGCTTCGCGCTCTAACTCTTCCTGCTCTTCAGCGCGGGTAATCTCAGCTTTGAGGCTACGCACTTCGGCCATAGCCGCGTCGTAATCTTTTACTTCCTGCTCATTCAGGCTGCGCTTTTCAGCCACGCCTTTATCGTGGATGTCTTTGGCGCGCTTAGCGGCCGCATCACGCCGCTCACGCAGCTGTTGCAAGGGATTCATAAGGTTTTTGCAGAAAAAAGGTGAGGGTGAAAACTTTAAAAGCCAGCCATTTCCAACTCGCGGGCTCGCATGGCTTGGTCAGCCTCGTAAACAGCCGGCGGGGCAGGGTGCTCCTGCTGATAGGTGTCGAGGCTGCGCTTGGCCGCGGTGGCATCGGAGTAGGCCGGCGAGGTGACGGGGCACACGTCGTAGACCGTGGCGATTTTGCTCACGGTGCGCACGTAGAGGTCGCCGCCGTCGGGCGTCTGCTCGTTTTCCCAGTCGCTTTCGGCGCTGGTAAACATGAAGCTGGACCCCACCACGTCACCGCGCTCAATCTTGCGCATCACGCGCACGTGGTCGGAGTCGAGCGCATCGTAGGGGATGCGGTAGCTCAGGCCCCCGTCGGCCGTGCGCGTCAGCACGAGCGTGCCGCTACGGGTGTGGCCCAGTAGTACGTCGGAATTGTGGTTGAACACGCCTTCCACGTTGGTGTAGTCAGCCTCGTCGAGCGCGTGCGGGTCGATGATTTCCACGAAGCGGAAGCCGGGACCACCCAGCACCTGCGAGCGCACGCCGCACACGATGGCCTGGCCGACGAACGCCTCGGGCTGCTGGGCGCCGCCATCGGCCGCGCGGTACTCAATCGTGGGGGCGGTGCCGAGCAGCCGCATCTCGCGGCCTTCCGGCAGTTGGGGCAGCTTAATCATGGGGCAGGGCGGGGTCAGTAGTGGGGAGCTTGGTGGCGCGGCTGGCCAGCGCTTCATCTAGTTTGTCGAGGGGCATGAGGTTGACCTGCACCAAGTGGCGGTCCCCGCCCTCGATGCGGTTGCGCTCTTCCATTTCGCGCACCTCGTTGATGGAGTAGATGCCGGCCTGCACCAGCTTCTGGTAGTAGTTGGCCCGGGCCGTGGCATCGGCGCGCAGCAAGGCCGCGAGGTTGTGCTTGAAGTAGTGCGATTCCACCTCGTCGGTGCGCAGCAGCTTGAGGCGGTATTCCTGCTCCTGAGCCAGCAGAATGGGCATGAGCGTATCGCCCACGTAGTCGAGGCTCTGCTGCTCGATGTTGTTGTTCGTCGAGCGCTCCAAATCGCCGATTTTGTGCGGCGGCATCCGAAAGATGCTGGCCACGTCGGTGCGCGTGAGCTTAGCCGTTTCCAGGAACTGCGCGTCGGCCGGGGCCAGGCTGATGGCTTTGTATTGCAGGCCCTCCTCCAGGATGAGCGGCTTGCCGGCGTTGTCCACCCCGGTGTACTTGAAGGTGAACGTGTCGGCCAGGCGCTGCTGCGCGCCGGCGGTCAGCGTCTTATCGGTTTGCAAGGCGCCCGAGGGCGTGGCGCCGTTGTTGTAAAAGTTGGTGTGGCTCTTGGCCGCCGCCAGCCCCTTGCCGAAGGTTTCGCGGAAGTACTCCAGCACCGAGACGCCCAGCACGCCGTCGAGGCTCAGGCCCCGCAGGTGCAGCACCTCGTAATCAGCGTAGGTTTTGGGGTCGCGCGCAAAGCGGTACCACAGGCGGCCACCCGACTTGAACACGGTGGTGTCGTCGGGGTGCTTGAACAGCAGCTCGGTGGGGCGCAGTTTCGCGGCCCGGCCGATGAGGGCATAGGCATTGCCCCGCAGCAGGGTGAGAGCGGTCATGCTCTGCCGGAACTGGAAGCTGTTTTGCAGGCCCGAGGCCCGCATGTTCAGCAGCGGCGTGGCCGGGTGGACACCCACGCGCACCCGGCCGGCCCCGGTATCTTCGAAGAGCTGGCAGGGCAGCCCGGCAATGTCCTGGCTGATGGCGTTGACGCAGGCCCAGGCGGCGGCGATGCTCATCACCGTGCGCTGGTTGACGCGCACGGCCGCCACGGTGCCGCCACCCAGACCCAGCATGCTGAGCAGGCGCGTGTCGTTGCTTTCGGTGCTCACCGACTCGACGGTGCCCACGTTGCGCTGCTCACGCGCTGCCGACACGGCCGCCTGAAGGGGGGTGGCAGCGGAGCGAGAAGAAGTGTTGGACCAGAACGACACGGCAGCGGGGCATGACTCTCTCAAAGCTCCGAAACGGGGTAAGCCAGACTGCTATGCAGGCGGGGAAAAGCGGGAAAACCCAGCTACAGGATGAGCAGGCCGCGCTCTTCGTATACGCTGGACTGCTCAACCTTTTCCGTCATGTAGCCACCGATTGCCTCCACTAAGGCCACGGCACCGTCTACTTTCTCCTTGCTCTTGCCTTTGTTGATTTTCATGTTGTCGGCCGCGTCGCGCTGAATCTCTACGTTGCCCATCATCCAAGCCAGCACCGGGTTGCCGTAGTGGTGAATCTTGCCGTCGAGCACCAACTTCTCCAACTCTTTGGTGGGCGCGTTCATCGACACGAAGCCCTGGCCGAAGGGCTGCATGGGTACGCCCGCCTCGGTCAGGTCAATCACCATCTGCGAGGCGTTGAAGCGGTCGTACTCAATCATCTGCACCAGATAGGTTTCGCACAACTCCTCTACCTGGGACTTGATAAAATTGTAGTCCGTGACGTTGCCGGGCGTAGTGAGCAAGTAGCCCTCCTCTACCCACTGGCGGTAGGGCACCCCGTCTTTTCTGGTGCGCTCATCGACCGAATCTTCGGGCACCCAGAACCAGCACAGCACGTCGAAGCCGCCACCCTCCTTCGGGAAAATGAACACCAGGGCCGTGATGTCGCGCACGCTGGCCAGGTCCAGCCCGCCCCAGGCCTTGCGGCCGGCCAGCTCGGCAACGGCCGTGCCGTGGGCGCCGGCCATCCACAGCTCATGGGGCAGCCACACGGCCGAGGCGTCGGTCCACAGGTTGAGGTGCTTGGTTTTGAAAGGCACCTGCTGCGAGGGCGTGCGCACGGCGGCCGCGTACTGCTCACGCAGGTAGTCGAGGCCCACGCTTACCCCCAGATTCGGGTTGGCCTTCTGCCAGGTGCTCTCGTCGTTCCAATCATCGACGGCCTCGTCGAGCGCGTAAATCAGCACGAAGTACGAGTCGTCGTGGTACTTGTCTTCGAGCAGGTCGATGCAGGCCTTACGCAGCTGCGCGCAGGGGCCAAGCCGGTTGAAGCCCGCCGTGGTGATAATGGAGAGCAGCGGCTGCGAGCGGGCGCCGGTGGCCGACTTGAGCACCGAGTACAGGCCGTCGTTGGGGTGGGCGTGGTACTCGTCGATGTAGATGCCGTGCGGGTTCAGGCCATCCTCGGTTTTCGAGTCCGACGACATGGGCTTCATGGTGCTCAGGGTCGAGGGCATGAAGATGGCATTCTGCTGCACCTTAATTTTCTTGAGCAGCGCCGTGGACTTCTTAGCCATATTCTGAGCGTCGCCGAACACGATGCGGGCCTGCTCTTTCTTAGTAGCCGCCGTGTAGATTTCGGCCCCGGCCTCGCCGTCGAGGATGAGTAGCTCCAGACATACGCCTGAACCCACGGTGCTTTTGCCATTTTTGCGGGCTACCTCCAGGTAGGACTCCCGGAAGCGCCGCGTGCCATCGGCCCGCTTCCACCCGAAAAGGCTGGCAATAAAGAATTGCTGCCAGGGCTCCAGGGTGAGCGGCTGGCCCGCCCAGCGGCCCTTGTTGTGAGTGAGGAGGCTGAAGAATTTGACGGCGATGGTAGCCGCCTTCTCGTCGAAGCGTAGCCCGCGTGCGGCGCCGCCGTCGAGGTCGCGCAGGTGGCGCTCGCCGGCCAGGTAGGTGTAGCGGCCCACGCGCAGGGGCAGCGCCCGCAGCTGCTGGCGCAGGGGCTCGGCCTTGCGCTCCAGGGCAGCAATTTGAGCCGTGTGGTCCTGGTCCTTGTCCTTGGCCAGCGTGCGCATACGCAGCAAAATGGGCCGCAACTTCTCCTGCACGGCGGCTTCAGCGCGGCCGGCAGCGGCGACATCGTAGGCGTATTGGTGCCAGGGGGCGAGGTTGTTCATTCGTGTTTTGTAAACTTTTCCATGTGCTCATTCATAGCCAGTGCGGCCTCATCTGACCCAGGCTTGCGTAGGGCTAGGCGAATCACGTTGCGCATACTTGCGCGCTTTTCGGGTGACCATTCAGCAAGTGCGCAGGCATCACAATACCCGCGTTCCCGCACAGCTTTGCGTGGAAAGTGCTGTTGTTGTTGGCATTTAGAGCAGGTAAACATGAGCGAATACAGATTGCGGGTTCATTTAGTAAAGCCGAGGTAGTGGGTAAGCGTGCCGTCGGCGGTTTCTTCGTAATCTTCATAGTTGACGATGCCGTGCAGCGAGCAATAGATGTCGCCAGTATCATAAACCACCCAGTGCCCGCCCCCTTGAAATGGATAGGTGAGCTTGAGAATACAGAGCGAGGGCAGTTGCTCCTGCCTCTTGTAGCGCAGTAGTCGCTTATTCGGCTTGTAGTGGTAGTACTTCAGGGCCCATCGCAGCACCTTGGGCGAGGTAGCCCAGTCGTGGCAGAACACCGTGAGGCAGGAGTTGAGCGAGACGCCCACTATCATGGCCACGCAGCACTGGCCGCACACGAATGAGCCTTCAGGCTGAGTAATTAGTTTCATTTTGCTTCGTCGAACAGGGCGGATAATGGGTCTTTTTCCTCCGTGCTACCGAGCGCGCTGACCTTGCTGCGGCTGGATGGCGTCAGACCGAACTCCACGAGCATCCGGTGGGCCCGGCGCCACAAGTCGGCTTCCATCGCCACCTCGGGCCGGGCTTTGTAGACCTTGCCGCCATCGGTAAGGCACTCGTATACCCGGCCTCTTTTCTTAATTATCGCCCTCACGCTGCACCACTCCGCCAGTACGTCAGTCAGCAATACTAAGGCGGCTTTATCTCCGAATGAGATAAGCTTCATATCCAACAGCAGGCCCCCAATCTCTACCCAGTACTCTTTTGCCGTGGCGCTCAGCCAGCTAGGTGGGGTAGCCAGGGCTACTTCGGGCACTGGCTCCAGGGCATTGGTGCGGCTCGGCTGCAAGGTGCCGCCGAGTTTTTTGATAGAGGTTGGTTTGGGAGGACGGCCGGCTGGCATAGAGGATATTTTCAGTTGAATTATGCACGCGTGTGTTTGCGAGGCTGGGCTACGGTCTAGGAGAGGGCGGGCCTAAGGATTTTGACCCCCTACCCCCTGTTTGACAATTAGTGGCGGCAACCCGATTTGCTGACGAGCCAAATTGACTCGCTCCAAACGAGTCAACCAATAGCAATCCATTATAGCAAGTGCCTTAGCCACCGGTGGTGTGTCATGCTTCTTCATTTGACAGGTGGCATTAGCCGCTCTGACGCACTCTTAGCCTGGTGGCAAGGGCGACATAGGCTTTGGTGGTTAGCAGCGTCCCAGAAGTCGCCACCGAGCCGCACCGGGGTGATGTGGTCGGCAACCGTGGCCGCCGTGGTGCGGCCGCGCTGGCTGCACGCCACGCAACAGGGGCAGCGGGCCAGCTGGGCAGCACGGGCGCGCTGCCAGCGGGCGGTGCTGTACTCCGGGCTACGGGCCGCGTGCTGCACGTACTCGCGCTTGGGGGGCGGGGGCTGCCAGGGGCGGCGGATGGGCTTAGGCAGCGAAGGCATTGGCAGGGAGTAAGGGGTAGTAGTTTTCGTAAGGCGGCTCGCCGGGTAGCAGGTGCAGGGTGAGCGAGTCCTGCACCAAGTCAGGTGGCAGGATAATGCCAGTGGCCCGCACCCGGCTGTTATCGTACCACAGCACCCGGCGCAAGGCCGTCGGGCGCAGGTCAAGGAACCAATACACGCTGTTGTACCAAGGCGCAATCAGGTCGATAGGCTGGCCATGCCGTAGACCCAGTTTCTGGCGCAGGCTCGCGTGCAGTTGCAGCACACCCCGGTTGTTGACCGTGAGGGTGGGCATGGGCGCAGGTGGCGGGGGCAGGGTCAGGATACTTTGGGCAGACAGCATGAGCAGAAAAAGCGTGTTTGTAAGATACGAATAAAAAAGCACTTTAGTGCTTTGATTTACCTGCTAGTCGCCGCTGGGCGGCGGCAGCTTGAGGTAATTGAGCACCTGCACCGAGTGGTCGCTGAGGTAGCGGCCCTGGTGCTCCCAGCAGGCCCAGCCGGGGGCCAGTAGGTCCAGGTTCCAGTAGTCGAGTTGCGGCGCGCTGAGCGTCACGCGCTGCCAGGTCTGGCGCTGGCCGGCCTCGCGGATAATGCAGTCGGTGCCGCCGGTGAGCGGCGGGCAGATGAGGCAAAGGGCGGGCGTGGGGCGGTGCATAGGGCAAGGGATTAAGGGCGGGTGATGATGGCCAGGGCCTGGTCCACGGTGTACACCACGTGGTAGGGCGAGCCGCGCCAGGTGCGCTGGAACTCGGCCTCGCCGGGCGTAAGCTGGTCCTTCTCGGTGGCTTTTATCTCCATCAGGAAGGTGCGGCCGCGGTAGCCGACGAGGATGTCGAAGCAGTTTTTTAGTTGGTGGGTGTGGAGCACCGAAGCACCGACACCGCGCAGGGCGCGCACGATGTCGGGCTGGTTGGCATCGATTCGGGCAGCGGTGCGCAGCATTAGGTTCGCTGGCTGGCCAGATTCATTAGTTGGGGCAGGGCGTCGGTAAGCGCATCCCGAAACGCCTCATTCCCTTTCGCTGCGATAAGCAATGCCTGCAGGAGTTGCTCAGGCTCACCACAGATGCGAGCACGAGCATTTGGCGTGGTGCGTGGGTCTACCGTGAGCAGGAGGGCAGAGGGCAGCAGGTGTTCAGCCACCTGTCCTTCGTGGTCATCGCACCACTCCTCTAATTCTTCGAAAGCCTCAGTAAGGGCGTGAATGGCAGGTATCATTTGCTTGGGGTGGCCGTAGCCGTTGAGGGAGAATAAAAAAGGGAGAGTTGCACGAAGCCGGGGCGGGCTACTTTGGGCGGCGGGCTCGCCTTTGCTGGCTTTGTGGCGCCGGCCGGGCGCCAGCCGGGCGGATGGTTGGCTGGGTTAAGCGGCGAAATGCTGGCCAGTTGGCTGATGATTTTCATGGATTCCACGGCTACCGTGCACATGCGGGCGATGTGGTCTACCATCTGCTCGACCTCTTCTGGCGTGAAGGCCTTGGGCTTCGGGAAGCGTTCGCGCAGGGTGGCATCGCGGGGCGGCCGCAGACGGGCCCGCCAGCCATCAAGCACATGCTCCACGCAGGCCTTGCCCCCGAGTTCGTACTGCCAGAACTCATCTGGCACCTGGCTCAGCAGCCCACCATCAGGCAGCTCAATCGTATGGCTGGCCCGGTCGGCGCGCAGGTGCTTCACCGCCGTAGGGATGGCGGGCTGGCCGAACGCGGGGCCGGTGAGGGGGTGGAAGGGGGCGCGGGGGTGTGACATGGGGCACAACTTTTAGGGTTTGGGGCACAAGTCCGTTTAAGAAGTTGTGCCCTGGACTAAGTGATTGATTGTCTGTTTGCTTTTGGCCTCTAGCGAGTAGCTTTCAACAAGCGCTAATACTTCCGGCTATAAAAAATACTTTTTTTGCACTTTTCTTATTTTTTAATTTGCACTTTACCATTTATATTATTATAATACAAACGCGGGTATGAGAAAAACACAAATTTGTATAGGGAAGTAGCGGGCGTGGTACTGACGAGCTTATTTGAAGGTTTAACGTGTTGATTTACAGCAGTAAACCGTGGGGCACAACTTTTAAAATAGACTTGTGCCCCACAGTTCTGTCTATTCTGGAGCAGTGGCGTCCGGCAACTCGAAATAGCTCTTGTCCCGGTCGGCGCCGATGCCTTTCCAGCGCTTGCGCTGGTAGCCTACCTTGCCCATCCAATGGTAGAAGCGGCGCAGCGGAAAGCGGCGGTCGTTCTCGCCAGCGTAGGCCATAAAGTCCTTGTAGGCCTGCTCGGCCCATATCGTGTGCCCGCGCTTCTCCAGCTCCGCCAGCTCGGTACGCACGAACTCCAAAAATTCCGTGCTAGTCGAATCCTCCAGCTTGCGGGCGTCGAGCGCCGCGCTGGCCAGCTGGGTGAGCTGGCGGCCGCCGGCCAGGAATTGCTGCACCCAGCCCAGGGCCAGGTTGAAGAAGCGGTTGTACTCGGCTACGTCCCAGCCCTCCTTGAAAAAGCCGACCCCGAAATCATCCTTCGGCGTGTGCTTGCTCGAATAGTGCGGCGCCAGCGGAATCTCGATTTTGCGGCCCTCGTGGCTGCCCCCTTCGCCCGACACCACGTCGTTGGTGGTGATGGCAAATTTGGGCGAGTCCGAAAACGGAATCGTGAACTCCGCGTGGTTCTTGCGGTTCACGGCAATTTCGCTGGTAATCTCGGTGAACAGTTTTTTGAACGGCAGGCGCCGGCCGTCCCACTCGTCGAAGTAGGCCAGGCGGGTGGCGGCGCTGATGCGCTGAAACCGGAAGGAGTCCTCGAAGCGAAACGTCGCGCCGGCAATCGTAGTCACCTGCACCAGCTCCCCCACGGCCTTAATGAGCAGGCTCTTGCCCGTGCGGCCGTCGGGCTTGCCGGTGGTAGCCACCTCGTCCACGAAAATCACGCACTTCGCATTTTGCTCCTCCTTATAGCCGTGCAGCAGGTAGCCCAGCGCCGCCCGCAGCAGCTCCAGGCGCTCGGCGCTGCCGCCGGCCACGTTGCGGGTGAACTGGTGAAAGTCGCATTGTAGGGCTGCCGGCTGGCCGATGTCCCGAAAGTCGTGCGGCCGCACCTGCTCAGCCCAAATCATGCCGGGTAGGCAGTGGTAGTCCTGGGGGCTGATAGCGTCGGCGCTCACCGCCACCCAGCAGTTACGGAAGAAAAAGTAGCCCACGGCGGGCCCGTCGCGCAGCCAGCTGTCGTCGAGCGTCGGCAGGGCTTGCAGGAAGTTGCTGTCGAACAGCTTGCGTTCCTGCGCCAGCACCAGCTCACGGAGCTGGAAAGTGTAAACTCCATCAACTTCGAAGGGTAGGTTGCTCAGGTAGCCGAGTACGTGGTCCATCAACTGGCCGCGGTCTACCTCACTTACGATGCTCTCCACGACGCGCACAGTGGCGTAGCCGCCGGCGGTGCTGCGGTATTTGCGGAAGCCCTCGGTGCTGAGCCAGTCGATAAACTTGTCGAGGCTGAGCTGGAGCTTGGGCGGGGCGTCGCGCTTGCCGCCGTCCACCAGGTGCCAGAAGGTGAGCAGGTCGGGGCTGTGCTTCTGCTCCTCGGCGATGTGGCGCACCGCATCCTGCACGCCTTCCAGCGGCACGTGGCAGGTAGCGGCGATGCGCGTGGCCTGCTCGACGATGGAACCCAGGCTTTGGCCGTTGGCCCGCAGCTCCTTGCGGACCTGCATTTGCAGCCAGTCGGGCAGCAGCGGCCGGGCGGGGCCGCTGACCTCCAGGCCCGAGCGCAGGGCGGCCTCGGCCACCTTCGCGTTGGTGACGTTCTCTTTGGCCAGCAGTGCGCTGTAAAGCGCATCAAACGCCCGGCCGGCATCCACGAAGCCCGCGCCCACGTAGCCGCCCAGCAGGTGGCCCGCGTTGCGTACCTGCACGTACTTGCCGCCGTCCTGCGCTTCGCGTATCATCTTCACGCCCACGGCGAGCAGGCGCTCCTCGACCTCGGCGCTCGGCCCTAGGACTACGGGCTCGGCCAGCGGCGCCCGGGGCGGGGCGGCCTTGGGCCGGGGCTCGTCGAGGATTTCGGCAAACGTCTCAGCCGCCTCGTTGATGGTCAGCGCCGGGTCGTAGCTCACGAAGCGGGCCCGGCTCACGTCCTTGCAGCTCTGGTCAATGCGCACCCCGAAGTGGGTGGCGTAGTAGGCCTCCAGCGCCCGGAAAGAAGCCAGGTGGTGAGTGGTGGGCACCGGCACGATAACGCACAGCCCCACGCCGCCGGTGCTCACGAACACGGCGTAGGTGTGCTCGTCGGCTTCGATAGCCGCGCGCACGGCAGCCCAGTCCGTGTCGGGGTTGGGCTTGGCGTCGAGGTCCAGACTCATAAAGCCGGAGTGCTCGACGAGGCCACCCACCGCCCGGCGCTCGAAGGTGCCGCTGGGCGTGAAGTACGGTAGGGCGCGCTTGGCCGCGTCGTAGGCAGGGCTGCCAGCTTCGTGGGCGCGCACCGCCTCAACCTCGGCCGCCCACTGGCCCGCGGCGATGCCGGCCAGCACGTCGGCCAGGGCCAGGTGCTGGCCGCCGGTGGTGGCTTTGATGTGAGGGAAGAGCGAGACCATACTCATGCGAAAAGGGACAGTTGCTTGAAAACCAAGCGAGGTTTTGGGCGCAGCACCCGCTCGACGACGAATAGCTCGTCTATTGGGCGCCCAGTATGTGGCTCAATGGTATAAGGGTCGATAGAGTCGTGAGCGCTGACAAAGCGCCCGTCACGTTCGAGATAGCCATTGAGGTAGCTACCCCCTTTTTTCTTGCCTTGGAAGCTTGGCAGAGGCCGGATATCAGTGCATTCCAGATGGTAATGCGGCTCGCTCGGCAGGTGACAGCAGCGGTTGTAATTGAGATTGTAGGGTGCGCAGGTGCACGGCCCAGTCACCTTCTCAATGCGGTAAGGCCCGCATGTCACTTCATAAGCACCAGGGTAGCCCCACCCGCACCAAAACTTGCTTATGATTATATCGCCAGGTATTAGGTCGAAACTCACGCCGCCTGCGCTCCTTCCTGCTGCGGCTGATAGAGCCCTTCGCGTAGGCCAGCGCCCCTCTGCCAGGCGCCCTGGTGCTTGCGCCAGCCGGGGTTATAACCCGACAGGGCGCAGCACCGCCGCCAATCGGCATCGGTCCAGTCGTGCATGCTGACGGCTTCCAGGTCGGCCGGCACGGCTTTGGGCCCGCCCCGTTTCTTGGCCGTAGGCGGCAAAAAAGACAAGCCGCCCATCCGCGTCACCTCCACGAACACCGCTTCCTCGCCCTTGCCCCGCTCGTCGGGCCAGGCGTAGCCGCAGCCCTGGCAGGCGCGCCGGCCAGCGTGCTGCATCTCGCCGCAGCTCGGGCAGGACTTCACCGGCACGGTGCCGATGGTCAGGCCCTTCTTTTTCTGGCGGTCTTCGAGGCTGTACTCGATTTCATCCTCGAAAAAGCCGTGGGCTTTGACGTTGCTGCCGTGGTCGATAACCACGCAATGCGTCTTACCACCCGAGGGCCTGAGCCCCCGGCCCACCATCTGCAGGTACAGCGCCTTGCTTTTGGTCGGCCGGTTTATAATCACGCAGCCAATGTCCGGTAAGTCAAAGCCTTCCGTGAACAGCGCCACGTTTGAAAGCACCTGCCAGCGGCCCTGCGCAAACTCTTCCAGGATGCGGGCGCGGGTAGCCTTGGGCGTTTCACCGTCGAGGTGGATAGCCCGAATGCCGCGCTCATTGAAAGCCGCCACCGTGGCGCGGCTGTGCTCGACATTCACGCAAAACACAATGGCCTTGCGGCCGTCAGCGTAGTTCTGATAGTTGTTGACCACGCCAGCGTAGAGCTTGCTTTTATTAAACTTGGCGTAGGTCTCGGCCACCTTGTACTCGCCGGCCTGGGTGCTGAGCCCTTCGAGGTCGGCCTCGGTGGCGAAGTACTTGGCCGGCACCAGGTGCCCGAGCTCGACCAGCTGGCTGGCGCTGATGGGCGCCACCAGCCCGGCGTACCACTGGCCGAGGCCTTTGCCATCGAGGCGAAACGGCGTAGCGGTGAGGCCAATGCGGCGGGCATCGGGGCAGGCATCGAGGACGCGTTGGTAGGTGCCGGCGGCCGTATGGTGGCCCTCATCAAAGAAAATGAAGTCGGGCAGCTCGTGAGCGGGGATGCTGGCCAGCCGGCGGCTGAGCGTTTGCACCATCGCGCACTGCACCGGCCGGCCGGGCCAGTAGTGCGCGTCGGCAGCAATCTCACCCACGCTCAGCCCGAAGGCTTCCATGCGGGCGCGGGCCTGGGCCACGAGTTCGTAGAGGTGAGCTACGAACCACACGCGCTTGCCGCGGGCCACCATCAGGCGGGTCAGCTCAGCAGCTACGGTGGTTTTGCCGGCGCCCGTGGGCAGCACGAGCACGGCCGATGAGGCCGGGGCAGCCAGGGCGGTGCGCAGCTCGGCGATGGCGGTGAGCTGGTAGGGGCGTAGGGTGATGCTAGACACTGGCGGCCTCCTTTCTTACAAACTGGTATGCCTCCCACGTCTGGCTTATAAGGTGCTGCTCCGTGAAGTTTTCGAGGTAGCCCGGCATGCGGCAGATGGTGCTGAGTGCCGCTTTCTTTAGCACGAAACGGCTCAGGTCGGGCCAGCAGCAGATGCGCAGCTTCACCTCGTCCCGTGCGGGCTGCATCCACAGCGTATCGAGTAGTGTGCCTTGGTAGGGCTTGCTGTCCTCCGGCTGTATTTGCACCTGGTCGCCAGCCACGAGCAGTGCCCAGCCACCCGGCCGAATGCCTAAGCCGTTCGGGTAGGCCAGTGGCGCCGTGGGCAAATCGCTCAGCTTGTATTCGTAAGCACCCACGGTAAACGCGATGGTACCGTCTGAGTGGCCGCGCTTGATGCGGGTTAGTACTGGTTCACCTTCGGGCCAGTGCGGTAGCTTGTGCGGAAAAAGGACTGACACCATTAGGCCGGGCACTATTTGGTGGTAGTGTTCAATCGGGTATCCTGGAGTAGCAACCGCCCCCCGACGGCAAGCGGGCCCGCCGCCCTCTTTTGCTACACGTGCCTGCAAAGACGTGTAGGCATTTGCGGGCAGTGTTACGCGCTGAGGGCGTTGCACTGGTTGAAAATCAAACAGCGATAGTTGGGCCACCCTCATTGCAGTACCTCCTTCACGTAAGCCGGCAGCCCCACGGGCAGCGGATAATGCGCTCCCTGGCCGTCCTTATTGAGCCCGCAGCAGTTCAGCAGTTCAGCCAGGAGCGGCCCGGCTTTTTTGAAGTGGGCTTCGCTGTGTAGCAGCACATCGAGCAGCGCTTTGGTGGCCTGCACGTCAGGCATGGCCCGGTGGGCATCGACTAGCGCAATGCCAAAATCAGCCGTGAGCTGCTTCAGGCTGTAGCTCTTGCCCGAGCCGGCCTTCAGCTCCACGGCCAGCGTTTTGGTACACAGAAAATCGCAACTCAGCGGCTCCCAGCCCAGCCGCAGCCGCGCCTGGTGCAGCCAGTTTATTTCGAAAGCGGCGTTGTGGGCCACGAGCACCGAGTCGCCCAGCAGCAGGAAAAGCTTACTCAGGCAGTCAACTTCGGGCAGCCCGTGGCGGTCCAGCGTGTCCAATGTCAGGCCGTTGAGCGCCACGGCGTCGGGCTCAGGCGCCACGCCAGTTTTCACCAGCACCGCCAGCGCAGCCGACAGCTTACCGTTGCGGTAGCGCCGCGCCGCAATCTCCGTGATGCGGCCCTCGATGGGGTCGAGGCCGGTGGTTTCGAGGTCTACTACGGTGAAATCGTTAAGCACTGGCCACCTCCTTTCTGCCCTGCACTACCTTGAACTCAACCACCCACACCCAGGGGTTAGCGCCTAAAAAACTGCCTTCGCCGTTAATCTTATCCCATAGTGTGGCATAAGAATCCTTAGCGAAGTATTCAAAAGCCGAATCATCAAGGTGATTCTCCCACTCTTCGCCACCGAATCGGTTAGTTCGGATGAGGTTGACTCCCTCAGATTTAGCATCCGCCTCCGATATATCCTGCACCCGCTCGACACGCACGGCCACGATTTCCAGCAGCAGGCGGCAGGCGGCGCGGGGCATGAAGCGACCTAACCGTTTGTAATAGCCCGTGCGGTTGGGGGCCACACCCGTAAGCAGCCGGTCGTAGATGCTTTCGCCCTCTTTTGCTGCCGTAGGCGGGTTTTGGAGATAGCGGTCGGGCTCTAGGCTGGAGGCTAGGAAGCGGCGCTTAGGCTTGCCTGTATTCGTGATGCCAGCGGGCAGCCAGCAGCCGTGCCCGTAGTAGTGCTCCTGCACCCACAGCCGGTCGCCGGGCTGGCCGTAGGGGCACTTCACTTCTCGGCCGTGCCAGTCTTCGAATGGCACATTCGTGGTGCGCAAGCCTCGGTCGTCGGGCTGTGACTTCACTAGCCGCCGCGTCTGCGTCTTAGTGCCCGCCAGCAGCGCCCGCACCATCGGGGCGCGCATCAGGATAGGCCGCTCTTTTATAGTCGTTCCCATTAAAAATCAAAGCTTTGCGAGGCCGCAGCGGGCTCCGGTGAAGAATAGGAAAGGGGCCGCGTCTGCCCGTCAGGCCAGAGGGCGGCGCCCAGCATGCCCAGTAGCAGCAGGGCCAGCAGGCGGCCCAGCCAGAGGCGCTGGCGCTCGCTGAGGGCGCGCCGGGGCTTCGGGGCGGGCAGCGGGGCCGCTTTGGGCTGGCGCGCCAGCTAGGCCTCGGCGCGGCGGCGGGTGGGGAGGCTATGCATGGCTGGGCTCCTTTCCGGCTTCACACCCAGCACGACATACTTTGCCTCCACAGCCTCCGCAGAAGCTTTCCGGCCTAGTCCCGCTGGCGTAGTCGAAGCCCACCACGCGGCGGTGGTACTGGTCGGGTGCTAGGCCTACGGCGAAGTGCCACTGGCGTAGTTGGGTAGCTACGTTTGCTGGCTCCTTTGGCTCGTCATCATAAAATGCCGTTCCATCGGGCTTAATAAGAATGAGTGCACCATTGTAGTACACTTCAATAAATCCAGCATAGTATTTAACGCCGTGATAAGCAGCATCACTAGGGTGGTCAATGTATTGGTCTACCAACACTTTCGCCACCTCCACTGCCGGCACCACTACCCGCCCATCGGTCAGCACCATTTCGACAGCCAAATCCTCAAACCCATAGAGCACCGGCAGAATCCGCCCGTAGGGCTCCATCACATCACCCCCACCCTCTTCCCGGGCCTCGGCATCGGCGTAGAACTCCACGTCAGCCAGCGGCTCGCCCTGCCCTTCGTAGGTGCCAGGCAGGCCGCGCAGCAGCCCGTAGCGGCCGGTAGCGGGGTGGTAGACCGTAATGTTTTCAGCCACGTACGGGCCTAGCACCCGCAGGAACTCGCGCTGGCCGGACAGGGGGAAGGTGGCGGCGCGCGGGGCGCGAACGCCAGCGCAGTAGCCGGTTTCGTAGCCAAGGGCAATAGCCTGCATGGCGGGCTTGCCCAATTGGGTGTTAGCGAATTGCGCCGCAGCGGTGCGAACGGTAGGGCTAAGCATGGGGCTGGCCTCCTTTCACCGCTTCAATGGGACGTATAAAGGTGCGCTGCTTGATTTGGCGCATAGCGCGCTCAAGTGCGAAGCCTTTTACCTCGCTGAGGCTAGGGTCTTCGTTATTGAGGTAGGCGCTTAGGGTTTCCTCTATTGCACTTAAGCAGGTGGAATCCTGAAACGCTTGCAGGCTCAGGGCCTCCGCCGCGCGCACGCGGGCCAGCAGGATGGGTAGTCCAGCAAGCACGCTTTTGACCATTGCGGCAGACATAGACGCATTGTACAGGCCAAGAACCTCTATCGCTGCTAGCAAGCCAGCCCTGGTTGGCTTAGACCCCAACTCGCGCAGCACCTCGTCGCTGGCCCCCGCCCCGCCCGGCCCCGCTTCGGGTGCCGCTGGGGCTGCTTCAGAAGCTTCCCCCATCCGGTCGTGCTCAATGGCTTGGTCCTCGCTCATGGTGCGCCAGCCGGGCCAGGTACGGGCCATGTTCTTTTCCTGCTTGGCTTGCAGGCAGGCCATGAGGTCGGTGGGCGTGCCACCGTGCCGCCAAAAGCCATCCATTGCCAGAATCACCACGTCAATCCACTCCGATAGGTCGTGCGGGTCGGCGGCTATTTCGCGCAACTCCTTCGTGATGTGGTCAATGATGCCCTTCGTGCGCTGCGCAGGACCAAACGTGGCGCGGCTCCACTCGATTTGGCGCGCGTAGTACGCCTCTAGGGCTTCTCCCGCGCCCTGAGCTGCGGCCGGGGCGGGGGTAGCGGCCTTATCAGCCAGCAGCTGCTCGATGGCGCGCATCATGCCGATTTCGCGCTTACGGCCAGGGCTTAGCTCGCTAACGCTAGCCTTTTTATCCCACTTGACGTAGCAGGTTTCACGCATCCCGACCTCGCGCGCAGCGCACTGCATCAGCTCAGTCAGGGTATAAGATTGATTTGCTTCGGGTTGCATAACTTTGCTTTGCTCTGATTATGAATGGGCACTTGATTGAGAGCCTTCGCACCTGGTCCGTGCGAGGGCTTTTGGTTTTTATTCCGTGGGGTACTTCTCGCCGCAGTGTGGGCAAAAGCTGTGCACCACCTCCAGCACCTCGACTTTTTCCTTGCCGGTTTTAGTGCCGTCCTTTTTCAGCGGGTAAGTGCGGATGCGGTACTCGTCGTAGGGGGCCGCTATTAGCTTGTTTCCTAGCAGGCGCATCCCTTGATTGTGGAGCTGGGCAGTTTCCTCCACTTCTCTTTTGCCGGCGTAAGCCGCTTTTGCGTGCTCGGCTATCTTGCTTTTTAAGTTGCTGGCGCAGTCGCACATGGCTTGATAGATTTAGGTTTTTCACTCAGCCAGCACACGCTGGCCAGGCAGTAGGTAGCCGGGTAGAGCGGGTGGGCCGTGAGCCAGCCCGCCTTAAGCAGGGCGGCCAGCAGGCCCGCCGCCGTGAGTCGGCAGTTTTTGAGGCCAGCGAGCCGCCGCTGAAGCGTGGCCTCCGTCAGCCACACGTCCTGGTCGAAGTAGGCCAGTACCCAGGCGGCGAACTCGCTGGCGCTCATGACTTAGAAAGGCAGGTCTTTATCATCCACCGGGGCGAGTTGCTTAGCCTGCTCAGGCGTGGGCGCGGCGCCGGGCTTGGGGCTGTTGTCGAAGGGGTTGCCGCCATCGATGAGCGCCCGCAGGTTGATGGGCTTGGCATCGACCTCGGCCTGAATATCAGCGGGAAGGGGTTTGGGCGCCGTGGGCAGCACGGTGTACTTGGTGTCCTTGCCGGTGCCCGACTTGCTCACCTTAATAGAGTACTGCGACGGGTGGCCCCACTCGGCATCGTTGGCGAGCGAGGTCAGCGCGTTTTTAATCTGGACCTGCGTCACTTCCCACAGCTCCACTTTCTTCGTGGTGATGTTGTAGACCGCCATCGCCCAGAACTCCTTGACCGACTCGGGCTTGCCGTCCTGCCCGACACGGATATCTTTCGGCTGGCCGGGGTGCTTGTCGAAGTCGAAGCGCACGGGCTTGCCGGCCGTGTTCCAGTAAGTCCAGCCGAAGAGCGGCTGCGCGGAAAGCACGCGCAGGCTGGTGGTGCCGTCTTGCAGCTTGGTGTAATCGCCACCGCCAGCGGCGGGTGCTACATAGGTTGAGGGGATGAAGGAAGCCGTCATGTTGTTGTTGAAAAATGCCCGAAGGCGGTTGGGGTGAGTTGTTTGGATTGGCGTTGAAAAGGCAAGCGGCGGGCAGTCCGGCGCGGGCTACGGTGGCTGGTTAGTCGTCATAAAGTGAGGGAATTAGGCAGCCACCGGGGCTACCGTGAATACTTCGCCGCTTACCGCCATGCCCCGCTTGGCCGCCTCACGGCGCCGCAGTTCCTGCAGAAAGGAGAGCGGCCCATCGGCCAGCATTTCGGCGGCCTGCGCCTCGGTGTAGTGGTCGAGGTTGAGCAGCATCTTGGTTTTCTCCCAGCGCTTGACCTCGTAGTGGTTGTAGGGGCTGATGAGGCGCTGCTTCTGCTCGCCGGTGGCGAACACCACGGCGGGTAGCGGGTAGGTGACGCCCACGCGGCTGGCCAGCAGGCGCAGCACTTGCTCGGCCGTGGGGGCGAAGTCGAGCGAGAAATGGCAGTCGAGCGGGTTGCGCTCGCCGCAGGGGTCCCAGGTGGTGAGCTAGAACTGGTAACTGCCATTGCGCTTCCGCTGGGTCTGGGCGTCTACCTCAAATTCTGCTTTGCCCGCCGCCGCGAGCACGGCCAGGGCGGCGGTGGTGAAGTCGTCGAGAGTCATTAGGCAGAGAATTGAGAAGGCGTGTTTTGCATGAGTGCGCGGGTTTCCAGCGCGCCAGAGGCGTGGGCCATCCGTATCGCCTCCTGCACCGCCGGGTGGCCGGGCTTGCCCTTGCGGATGGCTTTGCTTACAGCCTGTTTGCCTAGGCCCAGCTTGGTGGCAATGCGCTGGATATCTCCGTGGCGCAGTAGTTCGGCGACGTTGGTTGGCATGATGAAGGAGGGTTAGCCGATGAAGCGAGGACCGGGGAAGGTCTCGGCAGGCCCAAGGCCAGCCGCCAGCAACCCGGCGAAAAGAGGTTGGCCGTGTTCAGCCACTAGGGGCGCGATGCTTTCGCGCTGCCCGCCGAACAGCACGGCCGTGTCGAGTAGGCTCATGGCGCAGGCCACGGCTGGGGCCATGTGGCGCAGCACTTCGCGGGCGCTGGTGCGGCTGCGGGCCGGGAGCCCCACGGCTTGCCCGAGTTGCATGACTTCGCGGGCGCCCAGCCCCGTTTGGCTGCGGCAGCTATCGGAGCCGTGCCGAATCACTGCGTTCACACCGCCCTGCTCGCGCAGCAGCCGCTGAAGGCGCTGGGCCTGCTGGCGCTGGAAGGCTGGCATCAGGTGCTCTTCGATGCCGGGCAGCAGCGTGCCAGATTGCGGAATGGGGGCAAGGCGAATAATTTCGGGGCCAGCCAGTACTAGGCTCTCGCAGTACAGGAAGTAGCGCTTGATTTTGTCGCCCACCTCGTTGTTGGTGCCCATCGCTACCATCTTGGCGGCGTCGAGCGAGAAGGCGTACTCGGTTTTGGGCCGGCCCCTAAATTTTTACCTTCTGAGGTTTTCCCCAATTTTGGGGAAAACTGTTTGTCAGGTTGCAGCATCACGTAATCCGTGTTATGCGTGAAACGGTGCTTGCCGATGCGCTCCTTTACCCAGGTGGTGTAGTCCTTGCCCACGCCCAGCACGGCGTGAAGCTCGCGGGCATTGACGAGGCGCTGCTGATGCTCGGGGCGGCCATATACTATAAGGAGTAGGTCGCTGGCGGGGTCGGCCTCGCTCAGCACGGTCAGGCCGTAGGCAGTGGGGTTTTCCATGTTAGCTTTGCGCTGTTATGTTTGGAATGAGCCCCGGCGTGTTGGTAGCTGCCGGGGCTTTTTGCGTCTAGGCTGCTACCTTAGGCAGCTTTTCCGGATTGGCCTCGGCCCACTTGGCAAAGCCCTCGGGATTGTGTTTTTCGGCCATCGCCACCACAGCCGGCCAGGCACCCGAACGGCTATTTTCCAGGTTCACTACCTGACTCATATTGGAGAGATTAGCCGTGCCTGTGGTTTTGCAAAGGGCGGGCAGGAAGCCAGGCGGCATCAGTTGCCGCATGGTTGGGGCTGTTGTTTCCATTGTGTTTATGTTGTAGGTTTGTGGTGAATTTTAACTTGCCCCAACTATGGCTTCTAAAGACCACCTGAGCGATGAAGACCTGAAAACGGTAGTGTATAGCACCTTGCTAGACGTGCAGGCGCGTCTAGTTGTAATACTAGAAGAGCAAGCTTATGCTAAATCACAGCGTGATAAAAGCACTTATGATGTGGCTCTCGCTGCTCTAAATGCGGGAGTAGATAAGGTGCGGCGTGACATGGATGATTCACACCACGGCCGCTTTGGTGATTAGCTCACTAGCTCGGTCAACTCCTTTTTAATAGCGACTACTGCCTGCTCACCTTCTTCGACCAACTTCCAAGAGCGCCCTGTGTCGCGCTTGTGGTATTGGTCTGCTTCTAAGCTGATGCGCCGACTAGTTAAATAGCCTTCATGCTTTTCCAGCTTAGTCAGAGTTAGCAGCACGGGCACCATCTTTTTAACTACTTCTTGAGCAATTTCCTGAATCAAAGCCGCCCGCTTGGCGGCTTTTTTTTGGCCCTTAAGTAGCTCATTCCGTTGGGCTACTTCATTTTTTGTTGCATCCTTCATAGAAAGTTTGCCGTATGGCTGTTATGTTTGTGTTGGTGTTACAAATATACGCAACACAAGTAGCCATAGGCAAAGAAAACTAGGATAAAACCTAATTATGTTGCCAAAAATTACGTAACTACATGACTATCAACGAGAGATTTTCAAAACTGCGCCATGAATTGCGACTCACAAAAGACGCACTGGCTGAGGTAGCGGGTACTACGGGCACTTCTATTGGCAACATAGAATCAGGTAAGACCAAAAGCCCTAGCTCTGAAATACTGGCCGCTATATCATCTAAACTTGGTGTAAGCCTAGAATGGTTGGTTTTTGGTCAAGGCCCAATGCTAAAAGGCCAGCAGCCCGAAGGTGCTGGCCTGACAAGTGGCGAGGCCACGGTAGCCGAAAGCGAGACCTTATTAAAGTTGGCCGTAACGGAAGCCAGGCTCGAAGCCTCCCAGGCCGAGATAGGCCGTTTGTACGAACTGCTGGGAAAGTCACCAAGTAGCCCAGACGCAGCCTTCGGATGGACCTATGCACCGCTCGCCAATTACGGCGGGCGGCGTGTAGCCCAACCCCGAAGCTGAGCTACCTTTTTTTTGCCCGTAGCACACACCTACCAGTACCCTCAATTGATAGGTATCGGGCAAGCTGCTAATTGTAAGCACGTTGTGAGTTGATTTATTGACCCCAGCGGAGCCACTGAAGCCCCCTTAGCAAGCTGTTGAGGGGGCTTTTTTCATGCCTGCTACACGTTGCGCTCGCTACTTGCGCCCGGCCCCGAGCGGCGGCGCCCGGCGGTGGGCCCGGCTTGTAAAAATGGCGGCGCAAGCGTAATTTCAAGGATG